GGGTTCTTTTTATTCCCGATCGATCCAACAAGCCCCTCGTCTCAACATCAAAGACAGTTCCATTCTGAATGCCGTCCGAACAGGCACCATGACCGAATTCACTCGGCGGGACCAATGCATCGCCGTTAGCCCTGGATGTCCCTGTGAGATTAGCGATGCCTCCGTCTATGCAGGCACCTTCCCTGGCGCCGTCACAGGTGTCCGCTACACCCTCGGATCCATCATCGTCTCATGGAATGCCGTTGCAGAGGCCACCTCCTATCGTATCACCCCCTCCTTGAATGGTGTTCCTCAACCTGCCGTTGTGACACAGGGTCTCTCTTATCGTTTTAACCGTTTGTCCGAGTGGCAACCCTACACCTTTACGGTGTGTGCCGTGAATGCCGCGGGACAGGGACCGATGACTGTCGCGCCCTCCATCTTGGTACCCCCTTCCGCCCTCTCGGCGATTCTCTTGGGACACGGAGGAGACGCTACGGTTGCCCTCCAATATGTCATTCACTCCGCTCTCTGCCTCCTTCTCCAGTATATCCAGGCCGTCAATCTCGGGCCCACACGGGGTGCTCGTCTCTTCTATCTATGGTCCACGACGCTGGTCGGTGCCTGGAACTGGGTGTCTCATGATGGGCGCATTACGGGCACCTTGGATCACTGGAACTGGTCTGACGTGTCCGCTGTGCCCCTCTCTGCTTCGGATGCCATCCTTTGGATGTGCTCCGTCGTGGATCATGTGACCCCCTTGCTGATCCCTGCTCCCTATGTGTCGCTCTATTCCTATGATGCGACGGGTGTGCGCCAATCAGGAGAATGGGATCGATGGCTTGCCTCCTGGACCGCATGGATCGCAGTAAAGGCCCTGGATGGATCCGTCGCAGCGGCCTCTACGCAACCCACGGGATCCGCGAACTGGGAGCAGACCATTGTGGTCGATGGACAGACCGTGACGGCGATTTCGACCTTTCCTGAGATCCAGCAATGGACCCGTCTCACCGTCGGCGGTAAAAAACAGAACTATCTGACGCATTCATGGGGTAACGTGGCGTCTACGTGTCTCTTGGAACAAGATGAACTGGCCATTCAGGCCTCTGTGGTGCCGTTGACGGGTGCCGCCCGTGATGCCGAGATCGATTCGGTCAAGACGTTGGCGGCGAATCTCTCGGACGCGGAGAAGATCCAGGCCGAATTCTGGGCAGGCGGACCTGGCGAGGTGGCACCCCCCTTGATTTGTGTGTGGTTCTGGAAAGAATACATGCGATGCCTCCCTGGTGTGTCCAAGACGACCATTATGTATTCGTTACAAGACCTTGCGGTTCACTTGTTTGAGGGGAGCCGTGTGACCTGGCGCCTGAAGGCGCTCCACATGGAGGCTCGTCCGATTCAGGAGATCCGTCGGCGGTATGCGGGGCAGTCCATTCTGTCATGGAACGGTGTCATCGATGGTTCCCAATGGGTTCCCTACCAGATGGCGAACTTTGTGACGCCTCCCTTTGCCGATTTTCCGTCGGGCCACAGCCATTTCTCCAAGGCCTTCTCGCTCACCATGACCAAGTGGTTTGGAGAGACCATTACGCCAGTTCCTATGATCTACGATCAGCAACCGTTGATCTCAAAGTTGTTCCCTTTGAATACGATGGGGCCCTATGGATCGTTTGTGGTGGCGCCTGGGGCCTCTGCGGTCCAGCCTGCTGTTCCGAGTGCTCCCGTGACCTTCTCCTTTGAGACATGGGAGGATGTCTCTACGTCGGCGGGTATCTCTCGTCTGTATGGAGGCATTCACGCCTTGTCGGCGCACCAGGCGTCCCAGACGGCTGCCGTGGAGGTGGATGGAGCCATTCAGACGACATGGAACATCTTGACGGATACTGCGTTTCTCCCTATGGTGGATCCCTTGGCGCCGATTGCTCCCTTGGAGGAGCCTGTGATTCCTGAGTTTATTGTGGCGGAGGACGCGGCAGCACCTTCGGTGCTTACCGCACCAGAGGAAGAGCCCGCAGCACAAGTAGAAGAGCCCGTGAACCCGTAGAATCTACACAATCACATTTCCAGATAAAATCCGAATGCGCTCCGAATAGCTATACCATTTTCGCCACTGAGGCAATTTTACCCATCCCTGTCGGACGGCTGCCGCCACGCTTTGAACAAAACTGTTGTATTCGCACTTTGGGATCTGCTGGTTCGCATATAATGCTTCGCATTCCGCGGCATTTACAATAATCGGCTGTCCCTTTTGAATCCGAACAGCTTGATGAAATTCAAACAGCCATGCTCGGATGCGCGCGCGAAGATCCGCCCCATAGAGACCCTTCAGAGGCGGGACAGGATGTGCGGTCAGATAGGTGGCGGCATGGGCTTGACATTCCATACATGGGATGACCTGCGGCAAAGTGGAAACCATCGCCTCCATATACTGGGCCTGGTCCGTGTCTACAATCGTATTCCCTGAACGGCCGATTTGTTCCGCCAAGACATGAAGGTATTTCCACAAGAATGGTCCCCATTCTGCTGGATCACCGATGTGCTCTGCGGCGATCATCGCTGCTGCGTTGGCCCCCTGTTTCTTAGAACAACCACAGGGCATTGCTTATTGGCTTCTTGTATCTGTGTAGGGTTTCTTTATATGTGGAGACACACAAAGAAGGTCCTGTGCATCTTCGAAGTATACGGTTAGAGTCCATATTATTTCATATCCTATCATAGATGTCGCGTCCAGTCTATCTTACGGTAGGGAGTGAATATCCTGAGTCAAAAACAGTAAGAAGTGCGCTATTATTTCCTATCGTAAAAGATCAGAAACGATTTTCATTACAATGTATCGAAGATCTGAAAGAGAAAGGCATTGTATTTGGAGCAAACAATATCGTAGTGTTCATATTTGAATACAATCCAACATATTATACACTATGTTGGGTTATGAAGAGCAATAAAGAAAACATCGCTCATTCATATTATGTAAAGATAAAGGAATTGAATGAATTTATTGGAAAAAGAGCAATGAATCTATATCGTATTGTAAAGAGCAATGAAGCAAAGAATGACAAGGTGGAGCGTTATCTAGAGGGAAAGATCGTGTATTTCATTGGTGATATAAGCGATCCAAAAGCACACACTATTGCTGATATATGTATTGGAAGATATGATACATTGTCTGAAAGTAATAAGGGGTATAAAAAATTAGATACAACTCACTCCTTCCGTCGTAATATTAACAGTGGTGTTCTTGGGAATGACCCATATGTTCTACCAGAATTCCATGCACCAATGGGCAATCGACAGGGTATACCGAATGTGCAACATGTTAATGCGTCACGTGTTCTACCAGAATTCCATGCACCAATGGGCAATCAGCAGGATCTACCACATGATAATAACAATGGCGAACCCTTAAATCTAATGAATGATTTGATGGCAAATCGTATTCGTGTAGTAGGCGGCCGTTCGAAGCGCACCAAGCGCACAAAGCGCACCAAGCGCACCAAACGCACCAAACGCCATACAAAGAGACGATAGCTTTATAGAAGACACGAGAACCTACAGAGTATCCCTAGTCATGACTCCATATCATCTGGGGAATCACTGAAAGATGGGTAGGATGGTAGAACATATCCATCGGGGCGTGTATTCGTTTCCTCTCCATGAGAAGGTATGGGGTTTGCCTCCATAGAATGTGTGTAATCCATATGATCTACCCATTCGCGCATCGTCGGCCGTCTCATACTTGCATAGCATACGTCGCACACAGGTCGCATGTTTTGTATGGAGGTAATGTCCCACATGTTTGTATTATCATAATAAATGACACAAAAGTTATCCTGGTTCATTATTCGGCTACACCATGGATACAAGCATTTTCTCTGGTAGTATATGCCCGCATACTGATACCATATTTGTTGGCGTGCATAAAAGGTGAGATTGTCATCTTCCATGTCGGTCGCCATTCATCTATCTCGGAGAAGAGATTGTATACGCAGTGTGGATCGAATGTATAACGTGTTACGAAACCTGATGAGATCTACAAATCTCATCAGCCCCCGAATGGAGTTGAACCAATACCACCTCCTTACTAAGAAGGTGCTCTTCCGTTTGAGCTACAGGGGCCTTTGGTGTGTGTGGCACACAAGGGATCCATCGAATCCGCCCTTTAGGCCCGATTGCGCTTGGCGCTCTTTTTACGCAGTGTGCGATTACGATGACGACCACCTGAAGATTCTGCAGCGGCAGAAGCCGCCAAATGTTCCGCCGCACTTTCTTTTAATTCTGCCCGAGTAGGAATAAGACGAACATTATTACCCTTACCAAAACGGACACGAACCGATTTCAGATTACGATGTACCCTCTGTGCGGCCTTCTGAATCCTATCTTGTTCGGCGTCCTGGTGTCTTTTCTTTAACGATGTGCTCAAAGGCAGTCCCCTTTCCTCTCTTAATGTTTGTCTGCCCTCTCTTAGAGAGGACCGATATGCCTTCCTCGTAGACATCTTTGCAGCCCTCGCCTCTTTACTTGTATTCTTATAAGAGATCACAGGAGGAAGAGGCTTCGCTGTAGCAATCCTATCCATCCAAGGTTGATAGTTCTTGAGAATACTATGATAAGAAACATCCGACGCCTCACTCTTATCGTATATTGTGTTAAATTCATCTATCATTTCTTTAAGAGCCCCTTCTCGAAAGCGTGTAGAGTTATTGCGGTATATATTCAGATGTGTTCCCAATCTTTGGAATCTGTCTAATAAGCCATTGTAGGTGCGATGTAGGCGACTGATGTCTGATAAAAAGAGTGTCAAGTCATCATAGTATTCGAATGTCAGAGAGGGTGACGCCATCTTAGGACGATGTGCGGGATGTAGAGGAAGTCGGAGGTGACTCTTTGTTTGAATGTGCCGTTTCCATTCTAGATTCTTTTTTGAAAGAGGTTCTTCATTTTCATTCTCCGTCGATAATACATCCTCTTCTAATGCTCCTTGTGCGGATCTCTGTTGGATTCCTGAGCGCTGGAGTGCTTCTGCGTGACGTTTACGGAGGGCGTCGTATAATAAACGCATCTGGGACATTTTGTGTGATAGGACACCGATCATATTCGGGATGTCGATGGACATCGATTCTGTTGTGACAGGAACATTCGCAGACCCATTGGCAGGCCCATTCGCAGGCCCATTAGAAGCACTCATCTATCTATCCCTCTAGAAATTCTATGCGGAAGAGTAGAATGTCCATTCCCATCACATGCTTCAACATTAGCACCGTTCTTAAAAGCAGTGACATGTTCCTCATGATCACCGCCATCAATGCGATCCTCCCCGCGTTCAATCGCGCATGGGGACACGCCCAGTATACTTGCGTCGCATCGTCTAATACTACTGTGATCGGTGCAATAGGCATGTATTGCGTCTTTATGGATAACTCGGATTCTGCTGGCGCCCTGGCCTATCATAGCCAAGCGGGCGGCGTTCCCCTTTCCAAAGTGTTCGTCAAGACCATTCTCGGCTACGGCGGATCCGTCTTTACGAGCTCGATCGGGCTAACCGTGGCCCAGTCTTTCTGCCATGAAATCATGGAGATGATTCACAATCCGACTGCCAATAACTGGTGGCAGCAGCCGAATGGCACACTGGTTCCCTCGGAGATGTGCGATCCCGTTCAGAGCAATGTGATCCCCGTGCGTGTGGGGAGCACCTTGATCTACATGTCGGACTTTATCTTCCCCGCATGGTCCAATTCACAGGCCAAGAGCGGACCCTACAACTACTTGAATACGCTTGTCCGACCCTTTCAGGTGGCACGGGGTGGATATGTGGTTCAGATGCGCAACGGAACCGTGAGCTACGTGTTGGGATCCATGATCACACCCTATCTCGAGGATGAAATCAAGGAGCGCAATGAGGGATTTGTCAAGTGTGGTTGTGTGATTGCGGAGGATCCCATCACGGTCGTGGATTCGTAAGACACTTTTCACAATCACGAAACAGACTGGGAATGAATTGACACTTCCGAATGCACTGAATCTCCTTTTTGGTAAGGGGCTTCTTACTCGTCTGGCGCTTTCCCACACCTTGAATCGTCACCTGCTTGAATCCTTTGGAGCCCTTGATGGAGACGCGCTGCGTCTTGTTTCTCCGTTTCCCATTATGAAGATCGATGTGCGTCTGAACGGAATCGTATTGGAACATTCTACGATAGCCCCAGTTTAAAACACAATCGCGTAGAAAGACATAATACAGACACCAGACAACAGAATGTATCGAGTAGTCTATAACGACTGCCATGGAGGGTTTGATTTATCGGAGAAAGGGATGGCCGAATACAATCATCGCACCTCCCAACTGACCTATCCTGGTGGGATCACGCGTGACGATCCTGTCTTGTTACACATGGTGGACACCATGGACCCTGCCGTGATCAACAGTGATTATAGTTGTCTGAAGATCAAAGAATTCCCCATCATGTTCCGAGAGTTTGTGGAGTGGAGAGAGTATGATGGACTGGAGAGTGTTCGTGTGGACTATCACAAGTATATCGTTCACACCGTTAAGTCTGTGTTAGAGGCGGATGTGTCGGCGGAGGAAAAGATAGGGCGGATTTCGAAGTTGTATGAGGATCTAGCAGAGGTTGCACTTTTGTAGAGAGTGGTGATATTTTTGGGTACTTCGCACTTTTTAGGAAAAAGTGCCCAAAAATCATGATGAGTGCAGTGGCTTTTTGGGCACTTTTTCTTAAAAAGTGCAGTTCTCTATAAATATTCAATAATACTCCGATAACGATCCTCCAAAATCTCAGTCTTCTCTCTCACCGTCGCATCCATCGTATCCCATCCCAGCTTGATGGCGGCCTTCATGTGCCAACTTGGATTGATGATCTTCACTGCGCGCAACTGGGCACCATACTTGTCTCGGATCAATCGATACACCCGTTGCGCCGTAGTTAATTCGGCGGCATGCTTGGCCTCCATTCCCTCTCCATCAATGATCCAGATCCACCGCTTACTTCCAATGGCGTTCAAGGCATTCTCGATGTGCGCCACCAGACCATCCCCATCGTCGTATTTGGTGGCCGTGGCCGGTTTCATGTAAAAAATAGGGTTACCATTCTTTTCTTTCATGAACTTGAAGGAATGACTCGTCGGATCTTTCGCACAGATCGGACAGATCTTGTCCATTCTCTATGGACTTTTCATAAGTTTTTTATGTTGTGGAGGCGCGGTGGAGACATTCTGTCACTGGTAGAAAATCTTCGATTTTCTTTTACCCCACACCCCTCTCTCTTGGAACTGGCATGTCACTCCTTGGAGATAGTTTGGTGCGTTTCATTTCCCAAAAAAAGATATACGGAGAGAGTGGAGGCAATGACTTCCCATTGGTGGTGTGGCTAAGCTGGTTAAGGCGCGAAATTGTTACTTTCGAGATCAGAGGTTCGAATCCTCTCACCGCCGTGTTTCTTAGAATGATGTGATTCATTGTAAAAAACAGTGTGTGCGAAGTGTCTCCACAATATAAAAGAAAACATCATATACTTACACATCATGTCATTGTATAAAACGTCTACGAAATATAAGCATTTTTACAGTCTACCATACATAGATCGTTTCATCGTAGAAGGAGAGAAATTATATCAGTATATGCTGGAACATTTTGATAGTATGTTTAACAAAGACCATACACTTATTTTTGTAGACATACGATATTTCTCAGATTCATGTCGAGACCATGTGAAAGAAGTAACAGACACGTGTGGAGATGATATCATACGTGCATACAGTATATGGCTCTTACAAGAAAAAGAGAATGGGTTGTTTGATAAAGAAAATTGGCAGATCTATCGCAATCGCGATGAGATAACGGATATGTATCTTGGATATCGTATCTTATTTGTTTATCAACAGTATTATTTCCAAGTATCATATGATTCCTACTTTTTCGTATTAGGATTATACGGATGGAAAGACGATTCATGTGAAGCATTGCAGCCTGATCGTCGATCTATTATTTTATCAGATCATATCATGCCTGAGCGTGACTGGTATTATAGTGCCTAATATGGAGGCGCGAGCGCCCCCATACCCCCTTCCATAGGAGCTGACTTGTATTTTCTCTTCCATAGGAGACGATACGATATCGTGTCCTCTCCTATGGAGAGGGGTGTGTTTGTGAAGCACGCGCTTGCGTCTCCACAGAGGGGTGTGGGTTTGCGAAGCGTGCGCAGTGTCCCCACATCAAACAGAATAATACAACCGCTTCAGCCCATATTTCTTAATGCATTTCTCCACATGACACCGACATCCATGGCACGGCTCCGAATTCACCAGTTGTTCCGTTCCTCGCGACATCCGAATGACAATCATCGTAGCCCCCATGAGCTTCGTATGGCCCACGTGTTTAATCACGGCCCGTTCCGCATGGATCGTTCGCTCATCATATCCACAGCCTCTCGCACGTGACCCCAGCTGATTCGTGGCGACCCCCAGCACCTTCCCTCGTTTAATAATAAAGGCCACATGGGTATTTCTCATATTCGTTTTCATACGACAGGATGCCATACAAACATGCTCTTGAATCAAGTGACTCACGTTCTCTTTATTCACGCGCATTTTCCTTTGTCTCTGCCTACTTATTGATACAAGGTGATGAACCTTTACATAGTCCTTACGGTTCACATGGTCCTTACGGTTCACATGGTCCTTACGGTTCACATGGTCCTTATTGTCATATTATTGTGGCATGATCACCGTATTCTGAGCATCAGGAAGAGTGAACTCCGCGGGGTTCGGGCCGAGCTGGGGTTGAATCACGGGAGAGGAATCAACACTCTTGGAATAAGGCTGTGATGATTCGGGGATCAGGATCGGGTGGGAGTCTGGGGGAAAGCGGGGAAGCAAAGACGGTCCGCGGGCCGATAGTGGGATGGTGTCTCCACGAAAGAGAGGGTTTGTGGAGAAAGAGTGCAAAGTGCGTGCCTCCATGGGAGAGGGGTGTGGGGACGCGAAGTGTCCCCGCCTTTGAATACGACTTTCAAACGTAGATCGATGAACGGATTGACCGAGTGGAGCGAGTAAGGTAGGCGAAAGGGCGCGCTTCTCCGCATCCAGTTCCTCATGAATCTTCCGCTGACGCTCCTCCATCACCCGTTGCACTTCCTCTTCCTTGCGTTTCTCCTCCTCTTTCTGCATAGTGATTTCCTCCTCCAATTGCCTCTTTCGCGCATCCAACTCCTCTGCCATACGCGCATGGATCTGTGTGGCAATCTGATCTTGGATATTGGGAGACAGCAGTTCCGCCAGCGTATTCTTTCGTTGTCTGAGAAGGAGCGCAGCATCCACCGCGACCTGTTTTAAACGCGTCTCCGAACTCTCATACACCCGCGTATGCTCCAGGGCACCACAGATATCGGGCTTCTTGAGCTCTTTGATGGAGCCGAATCGGAATTCAAACAACTGAATGGCCTGCGGGGGGATCGGAGGAGACTGTTCAATCAGGCGGTCCAGATCAGAACGGCACACCTTTAAAAAGTCCATGGAGTCCATGCGTTCATCAGGATGAAGGGAGAGCTCCACCGCAATCAGACGCTGAAACTTTCCCCACGCGATGGAGGCGACGCGGTTGGATTCTTCTAGTTGCGGATAGCGCAAGTAGTTATTGATCGTGGTGAGAAGTCCTGCAAAGAGAGACACGCCTCCAATGGCGAAACTGGCGAGCTTCTTCGTCGTATCGTCTGAAAAAATGGACTGGATACCAAAGTTGGCGGTGCCTCCTAGCGTAGAGAGGACAATCACGGGAATATTAATCCATAGCGTCTTATTGTGATAAATCTTTTCACTATGATCGTGGAGCCACCGATAGCACATTGCAATGTCGCTCCATTCGGACATGAGGCGCTCTTGCTCTGTGGTCCAGCCATTGAGAAATTTTCTTTCTCTGCCTGTGTCTGTGTCTGCGTCTTGTTCTTGCTCCTGCTTTTTGTCTTGGCCTTTTTTTGGGGGTTCCATCTACTCCCTCCAATATTATTTTACGCGTTCTGAGGGCGTAGATCCAGGGTGACATTCGAGTTATATTCAAGGACACTATCTGCCATGTCTAAGAAGTCACGGAGGAGTGGTGTATAGCGATGATTGCATGGAATCCTTTTCCAATTGATCCGATTCACGATCTCAACAACGGTATGCCCGTGTGTGTCTGGAAACGCACGATACCATCTTTTGAGATAATGATCAATACGTTCTTCTATCTTCTTGGAATTCTTACCGATTCGGGCCTCATGCCTGTAAAACATCTCATGGACAAAGTCATCCCAGTTCTCATGGCGCAGGGCGTCATTGATTTCTTTATCCTCGGCATGGGTAGGTGATAGAAACCCCATACGATTATACCATGTTTCTCCATGTTGAAGGATGGACAGTGTATAGAGAGGGAAGTCACATCGGATCAAACTGGCATCATGTAGTTCGATGGTATGAAGGGATAAGGCTCGTCCGATTGCGATGATTCGTTGGAGAATCTCTGTTCCACTTATCTTAGAGCACCGTCTCAGATAACGGAGAACCATATTTTTGTCTGTGATATGAAAGTTGATATTGTTGGGATCTGGAATGGCATTTTCATTGGCATTTGCAGCGGCAGCAGGACACGTAAGAAAAACACGTCCTTTGTCCACACGGATCCCTTCTGAAAATTCTGGAAAATAGTGTTGGACGAGGGCTCGAATCTCCTCATCTGTCGGTTGAGTTCCTCCGCACTGCCTTTTGGTATAGGCCCGTCTTGTTCGTCTTGTCCGTCTTGTTCGTCTTCGGGCCATCTACGAAGGGCGTTTCTTTTTGCTCTGGAGCCCCAGTTGATACAGCGCGGCCACCTCCTTTTCCGTCAGCGCGGCGGGATCCACCCCTTTCGGAAGAGACACATACTGTTTCTTCTGAACGGAGGTCTTCATGATATAAGGCCCATAGGGTCCATTTCGAATCACATAGGACGCAAACGTAGCGAGCACCGCGCTTCCGCCTGCCTCCTTCGCCTCCAAGCGAGCCTGAAGAGCCTCGAGAGACTCCCCTTGGACAAGAGAGACTGACACCGTGCCCCATTGAACATACTCTCCAAACTTGCCCTTTTTGCGGATCATCGGTGTTCCTTTCCATTCTCCCAACTCTTCTCCTATTTTCTCTTCTTGGTGAGATTTGACAAACGCATGTGCCTCTTCGTCCGTCAGAGAATCCCATGTGGCCTTCTTCGGCCATCCATAGAAGACCGTGTCTCCTTTTGTGCCCTCTTTCAGTAAGAGAGGTCCCTTCTTGGTTTGAACAGCCAGAAGACCCTCTGAAAAGGTGCGACGCTTCTCGGATTGTCCTTGTTGTTGGCCCAAAGGGCCTTGTTGGCCCAAAGAGCCTTGTTGGCCTTGCAGAAGGCCTTCATACCGGTCCTGATACGATCGCCATGTGTCAGCAAGGAGCATCGCCACCTCTTCCGTTCCTTCCGCAATCGCATCCAGTCGTCGTTCCATGCGAGCCGTAAACGCATACGCAAAGAGGTCCTCCATGTGCGTTAAGAGGAAGTGAAGCACAGCCCGTCCCAACGGCGTGGGAACCATTTTCTTTTTCTCGGCCCCCACCTGCCTGACCAATGCTGTAACCGTCGGCGGCCACTGGTGCGGAACAAGGGACCATTCTTTGACGGGAACGGGGCGCGGAGGGAGATCCACACACTCCACATATTTCTTCTCTTGGATGATGGAGAGAAGCGAGGCAAACGTGGAGGGTCGACCGATCCCATGCGTTTCCAGGGCCCTCACCAATTGCGCCTCCGTGTAGCGTCCTTGTGCCTTGGTCTCTTTGGGCTCGGCCTTCATCATCGTCCATTCCAATCGGTCTCCTGGGACAAGCCTTGGAGTGTCCTTTTCCTCCTTTGCTTTCTCATCCTCTTCGTCCAGATTCGCCACCTGACCGATCCGCTTCCATCCTTCGTGGATCGTTCGTCTCCATGATGTGCTCCATCGGAACTCCTCGTCGATGCGACATGTCATATGATCAGTCTCGCCTCTCGCAGAAGACATCACAGACTGAACGGTCCGCTGCCAGATCAGGCGATAGATCTTTTGCTCTTGTGCATCCTTTCCTGCCTGAAGAGTCGTGATGTGGGTGGGACGAATGGCCTCATGAGCGGAGACACACTGCCCACCTTTGGCGGGCGTGTCCACAAGGCTCGCAGCCTCTGCGAGACTGCTTTGCCCGCACCCCTCTCTTTTTGCGCCCCCTGATGCGGCCTTTAGGCCCGCTGATGAGACCTTTAAGTCCCCTGCTGCGACGCTTTCTTTCCATGGGAGAGGGGTGTGGGGAAACGAAGTGTCCCCACTGAGGTAGGTGGGCCCCACGTTTGTAGTGACCCATTCTCGCGCCTCTTGCTTGACATCCTCGGACAAGACCGCCTGATCCGTTCGCATATAGGTGATATGCCCCGCTTCATAGAGCGATTGGGCGATGCGCATGGTGCTTTGCGGATTCATATGAAAGAGGGCACTGGCCTGTTGCTGAAGGGTGCTCGTCATCAGGGGATCAGGAGCGGACTCTGTCCATGGTTTCGTGGCCGTGTGGAGAACCGTCGCATGTGGAGTGGCATGGACAAGCTCCAGATAATTCTGTGCGGACTCCTCGTCTTCCAGTTCATCGTCCATGGTCATGCCAAAGCAAGAGGCAGAGGAAGAGGCCAGAGGGCGCATCATAGCCGTCAGTTTCCAGCTAGAGGATGCCTGAAACGACTGGATCGCATCCTCTCGTTCCACCACCAGACGCAGTGCAGGGGTTTGACAGCGCCCTGCGGAGAGGGAGGGAGCCACATACTTCCACAAGAGGGGGCTCATTGTAAACCCGATCATCATGTCTAGCATCGCCCTCGCCTGTTGCGCATGAACACGATTCATGTCCATGTGTCGTGGATGGTGAATGGCGTGCTGAATGGCCGCCTCGGTGATTTCATGGAACACGGCGCGCTTGACCGTCTTGGGATTCAGTTTTAAAAGGAGGCAGACCGAATACGCAATGAATTCTCCCTCCCGATCATCGTCCGCTGCCACATAGATCTCGGTGGCGTCCTTGGCCGCCTCTTTCAGCGCCTTGATCGTCGTCGACTTCTCTTTGATCCATTCATACGTCGGCTCGAATTCACGAGTGATCCCCACTGAATCCAGGGCAGGAACGAGCGCTCGAAGATGTCCCATGGACGCCATGACACGCCATCCGTGCCCGAGATACCCCTGAATCGTCTTACACTTCCCTGGCGATTCGACGATGACGAGGGACATGTTTCTACTGTTTCTACTGTTTCTACCATTTGTAAAAGGCTCAATTTTTTGGACATGATCTAAGAAAGCATCTCTTTTACTAGTAGATGGCACGGGTGAACGCATCCAGTGGTCAGGGCGCCCTCTTTGAACTCGTGGCACGTGGGGTGAAAGATCGGTATTTTGTGAAGGATGCCCCAGAGAGCATCTTTGTTCATGATCCGCGTTATTCCTCCTCCGTTCCCCATCTGGCCGAACGGCGCACCGCAGTCCCTCTGAACGGCACCGCCTTTGGAACCACCTTTGAAGTGGAGATTGATCGCTATGCCGACATCATGACGGAATGCGCGCTGGACGTCACTCTGCCCTCCTGGTTTCCTCCTCTTCCCACGGCGGTAGGGGGCATGCCCATGGATCCCGAGGTCGCTAACGGGCTCTATCCCATTACGACCCAGACGGGCGAGGTGTCCTATGGATACGTGAATGGAGTCGGCTATTATCTCTTTGAGCGCATCCAATTCTACCAGGACCAATTCTTGATTCAAGAGTGGAGCGGAGACGGTCTCCTTGCGAAACAGCATACCGAAGGGTCACGAAACAGCCGTTTTCTCGCCTTGGAAAAAGGGGGGTGGCGAGAGACCCTCAATGGCCAAGGGGTATACCGTGGGATCCAGTTGCGTGCCACCCCTGGTGCCCTTCGCATCTACCTTCCCCTCCCTGGGATGCAGTGTCCAGGCGATGGAGGATTCCCTTTGACCGCCATGCCCTGGCAGACCCTTCGCCTTCGGATTACTCTTCGGAATCTAGAAGATCTCGTTGTTTGTAGTGATGACACGGTTCATAAACCCACTCCATGGAATGTCCCCGCCTTTCAGTATCTGTTTCCCAACGGGACACCCTATGTGTTTGCGCCACTCGGTCGTGTGCAGATCGGCACTCCCACCGTCTTGCTGTCCACTGTTCAGCGCTATGTCTCCCCTGAGATTCAGGAGGCGCTTCGAACGCAACCCTTGACCATCCCCTTTCGGCGTATGTTTGAAAATCAGTTCTCTTTTGGAGAATTGGATTTCATCTCTTTGGATAAAGGGGGCACCTCTGCGGTCACACGAACCCTGGAGGGGCGCCATCCGACCGAACGCCTCTTCTGGTTTTTCCGATCATCCAATGCGCTTCGTCAAAACCGTCTGGATGACTTTCAGAACGATTATTTTGACGATCATGCGCCCACCGCGGCACAGCCCGAAACGGAACCGCCTGGTCGCTTTTATTATCGGCTGAAACTGATCATTGCGGGAAAGGACCGAGAACATGTGCTAGAACCCTCCGTGTGGGAACAGATCGCGGTGTTGGCCAGTTCCGAGAATGCACCAGGGCGCTCCATCGGTGTCATGGAATGGTCCACGGGAGATGGATTTGGTGCCGTGTATCCGATCGAGCGACAGCCCGAGGGATCGGTTAATCTTAGCACCGCGGATCGCCCCACCCTTTATCTGGAACTCGCCAATATTCGGAGCAACCCCTTTCTGGCTCAACGGAAATGTGAAATGCGAGTCTTTACAGAGGGATGGAACGTCTATGAAGTGAAGGAGGGACGCGGGCGTGTGATGTTTGCTTCATAGTGTCGCTTTGTATTCTATCATCCCATGAACGGTTCATGAGAGGATAGCATAATGGCGTATGGTGTATTATGGTGTCTTATGCCTTCTTGAAGCCCCCTCGCATCCAATCAATGACCTTTGTCGTATCCGAGCTCTGAAAGATCGGCTGTGGAGATCCATTCACAATCGCAAGAAAGGCAGGGATGCTCTTCACCCCGCAATAACCTGGTGTATAATCGTTCTCATCCAGATCACAATAATACCATGTGATCTGCGGGCTGAGATCCAAGAGGGCCTTTGTATCCAGTCGCTGACACGGACCGCACCAATTTGCACCAAAACGAATCATCACAATGGGGTCATGCGGTTCATTCTTTTTGATTAGACTCTCGAAAAACTCCTGGCTCGGGAGGGGAGTCATCTCGTTGTGAGACATGACGATTACGAGTTCGGAGAAAGGTGGCAATGAATCCTGAACAGGCAGCGATCAGGAGGGTTCCTAGGAGAACATAGGATGACGTGTTTAGGTCTTGGGCACCACCCGATTGGAGTGCTGCCTTTGCGCTCTGTACCGATTCGCCAAGGGCTCCATCGGTTGACAGAGCGCTCTTTGCGCTCTGTACCGATTCAGGAGTGACGCTAGAATACAGAGACGTCGCAGGAAGAAACGACCCTGCCTGAGACAGCGCATCGATTGCCCCTGTCACCTTCGTTGCAATGTCGCTCGATTTGTCTACCACTGCTTTCCCTAGGATCATCGTATTGTCCACCGTTTGAAGTCCCGTCGTCACCGTCTCGCCCACCGTCTTGATACCCATCTGAACCGTATCCGTCACGGGCTTGAGTATGATTTCCGCAGGGCCCCGCACCGTATCCAGAATCCGCATAATGATACGGGTAAAGAATCCTGAGGCCTCATCCTCCGTGGACTCTCCAGGCGCTCCAAAGAAGTCCTTGTATCTGGATGTTACATTCTTGGTGTAGAAAAAGAACGTAAACAGTTTGTAAGCCCATTGTCCGAAAGAGATGGGAATACCAATGATAGAGATCAGTGAAATCAACCGAATGAGACCCGTTTGTTTCTCCCCCACGAGGAAAGAGTCCAGTCCAAAGCTCCCTCCAAAAATCAGCGCCAACGCATACAGAAAGAAGTTCAAGTGCTTTTTACTCGGCGTGTCGCTCGACAGGACGCCCGCAGCAATGCCCTTGGGACCGAGACCTGGCACACCCAGACCATAGAGTTTCACCACATCACTATTAAAGATTGCCTGAGCCGCATCATAAAACCACCAGACACCGAAGAATAACATGTTGACGACACATTTCGCGAGAAACGTCAAAGGGGAACGAAGATACAGATGATCGAGGCCGATCGCACCTCCAAGAACGGACAGACCAAGGAAGACGTGATAGGAAAGAGCATCCGTCTTGGCGCCATTGACGCTATTGGCGTCGGCATTGCTGTTTTTTTCCTCTTCCCGCCAATATTTCAGCTGGGACACCTCCGTGCTCATTACTGTGACAAGAGGTCTTTTTTGTCTCTTTCCTCACGACACGTTGGCACACGCGTTTATCGTGTTGGATGCATTAGATCGTAAAGAGGAGTCCTCCAAATCCATTGATCACACGAAACACGTTATAATTGTGTGCATAGATACGGATCTGACAGGGACCACGCTGTTGCCACGCAGGCATGAGCGGATTGGTCAATATGGGGTTCATCTCCATCTGCCATACAATGCTATCAATGCGACTTGCGTTCATCGTTCCTGTTGGCTGGATGTCTTCCGGTCGCAATGCAAAGCAATAATTGTAAATGAAGGAGTTGACCGGAGTGGTGGTATGGTGATCGTAGGGTTGCTGAAGACGGAAGTATTCAGGACTGCGCTCCATGAACCGATCATATCCGTCCAATTGAAGCTTCGCGGTGGAAATCAGATCCAAACGGTCGGACGGTGAATTGCTGTTCACAAATGGCAGAACAAGTGCAGGGGTCTGTTCGCCCTTTGCCAAATTGCTATAATTGAACCATTCATTTCGGGAGGCCATGGTGTCTCGCTGCACTACGAAAATGAACTCCTTGATGGGGTGATTGAACTCCACATGAACCGTTGCCGTATTCTGTTGGGCCGTCAAAGAGTGAGGGGGGGTATACTGGACTTGCTCAATCAAATACTCATGGGTCTTGCTCACAAACGCACGGCGCTCCTCCGTATCCAGATAGACAAAATCGCCCCACAACTGGATGCTCGTCAGATGCCGTGTGCAGTCCACAGGGGTCGAGCACGCAGGATTCCATGCCTCTTGGGTGGCAGGAGGTTGTGGAGGGGACACCCAAAACAGTTCCGAAAGGGGTCGGAGCGTAACCGTAATGCGCACGGGGCTATACTGAAGCGCCAAGAGGGGCAGATAGAGTCCTGGGTTATTACAGAAATAGAACTGAAGCGGAATGAGAAGCCGAATCTGACCCGATGCCCCTGCGGAAATGCTCTCTGCGACGTTGTATAGCTCCGTGCGCCCAATCAACTGATTCAGGGCCTGCCGTTGGGAGAGCGAGGTGGTCAACTGGGTCCAGATTTCCATCCATTCGCCCGTCTGTTTATCAATCTCTTGTTCACCGACTTCAAATGTGATCTCTCGAATCAATGCATGCCCAATCGAGCTTGTATAGGCCAGGGGGTTGCCATTGACGTCATTGATGGGTGGGAGAACCACTTCCATGTAGACACGTCCTAGGAGATCACCGCGGCGAGGAATGAGACAAGTGATGCGCTGACCAAAATCGGGGGTGCCGTCAAAATACATGGGCTGAGATTCTACCGCAAAATTCGTATGACGCCGATAGACCATTTTGAAAAAACTGATTTGCGGGTTTCCCGTCAGGAATAAATCCTGCTTGCCGGTCGCCACCAGTTGTAATAGCCCTCCACCTGCTGGCATTCTGTTGAATATTCCGGATATTAAATATGGCCTATCATGAACACGAGAGACGCGCCTACAACGTGGCACATTTCATTCTTGTCTGATGCTAGAGATGAGTCTATCGAGTGGGGTGGTCTCTGTCAACAGTGGTCCTTTGATCGTTCGGACTTATAACGATGACTCTCGTTACAATACCTACCTCCTCGGTCCCTATGACGACCCGATTGAACAGAATCGTGTGCTGGTTACGGGTCTCAACGGCGAATTGACTCCCTCCGATTCCATCCATGTCTCTTCGGCTACCTTTACGAATGTCTATACCGATACGATTACGATTACATCCACCTATGCCGTTCAAGACTTTCAAATTAATGCACTCACGCCAGGTCGCGCCGTTGTCAGTAACGAGTTAAACTATCTCTCCTCTTCCCACGCGTCTTCTGCCGAACTAAACTACTTGGTGGGAACGACGAGCCACCTTCAGCCTCAGATCAACGCTCGGGCCTATTTGTCAGGTGGAAATGCCTTTAACGGGTCGGGCTTTAATACCTTTACGAGTTCGGTGGGAATCGGCACCACGATGCCAAGGGCACGTCTTCATGTTGTCTCTTCTACGAGCATTACCAACGGTCTTCTCGTGGTCAGCAACTCCATGCCGGCCGATGCTGCGTCCAAGACGCTCTTGACTGGTCTGTCCTATGCCACACTCATGCCTACGATGTATGGCACAAGTCTGTATGTGTATGGCACATCTGGCACGGTGCCGTTTCGGTCCATTCTGGGTGCCAGCACCTATTTTACGGGACAGCACGCCAATCAACCTGTGGAGAACGAGATGTCGCTCAAGGACAATGTGGCGAAGTATGTGGGGCTCATTGTGAGTTCGGCGGACAAGGGATACTATTCGATTAATCCTGTGACGGGCGAGGTGACAACGGGCCGAGATGCCATTACGATTACCGAGGCGCTCCCCTATATCCAGTTGACGACGAAGGATATGGACAAGGCGGTATGGGGCGTTCTCACGAACGTGAAAAACGATGCCTATAATACCGATGGGACGGTCTCGTGCGATGATACGACCGAGTGGGGAGATCGTCTGAATACGATGGTGCGTGTGAATGGCTTGGGAGAAGGAGCGGTGTGGGTGACGGATGTCGCAGGGCCCATTGAGAATGGCGATTTTATTTGTTCGAGTGCGGTTCCTGGCTATGGGCGACGACAGGATGATGATGTGCTTCACAATTATACAGTGGCGAAGGCGACGATGTCGTGTGCATTCGATCTAGAGAGCACGGCCTATCAGTGTGTGGAGATTACGCATGAGGGGGTGACGTATAAGGCGGCGTTTGTGGGGTGCTCGTATCATTGCAGCTAAGTGGGGGCACTGCGTGCCCCCACACCCCTATGGAGGCATTCTGCCCCCATACCCCCTTCCATAGGAGAGGGCGTGTATTTACTTAATCTCCTAGGGAGAGGGGTATGGGGACTCTAAAGAGTTCGCGTTCTGCGAACGCTTTACGCTTGCGTCTCCATTTACGACTTCTAGAACGATCTTCATCGTATCCTTTTTCCTTTTCAGCGGTTGATAGGAAACAATCTTTTTAATCTGATACGAACGAATCATCTGTCCAATCGATAAATAAGGCCCGCCATCAGGATCAATAGAGGTCATATGATCAGGGTGACCCCCAAAAGAACAATACAACACATCATGACAAATGACTTCGATTTGATGTGGAGTAATCACTTTGTATTCTCGTAGGGTTTGATAACGACTCTGCTCTACCCAGTGGGGACACTTCGTTTCACTGGTAGAAAATCTGCGATTTTCTTTCACCCCACACCCCTCTTCCGTGGAAAGGAGTGACATCGTCGTATTCTTTATAAGTAGTCTATTTGTTATATACCTCTTCGCTTTATATGGGGTGCTCCATACTCCATATGATATTGGAAAATACACGTCCGCTTCGCGGGAGAGGGGTGTGGGTTTCCCGCCAAAGGCGGGCAGTGTCTCCACTCTAAAGAACAACCACAGGAATCAGACACGTTTTCACTCCAATCTGAATCACCATCGAGTTCGTGTATCCTGTATTGAGTGTCGTAAGATACCCAGGAAGCATCACCAAACTCGAAAAGTAAAGCGTGCTTACCGTCGCAAGAGTGCTGACTGCAAGTGTGCTGATAAATACATTATCAGCCGTGAGCGTGCTTGCTGTCAGTGTAGAGATTCCCATCGTGCTGACCGTGGCATTGATCGTTGTTAGGGTGCTTGTATTGATGGTTGATTTTGCAATGAGAGTGCTTGTCGCAAGAGTGCTGACTGCAAGTGTGCTGATAAATACATTATCAGCCGTGAGCGTGCTTGCTGTCAGTGTAGAGATTCCCA